ACGAGCGGATACAAGGGCACGGACTATGAAGAGTTTGTCCGTATGATGGCAGTCGGTATGCTCGGACTGCTGGATGGCAAGTTAAGGAGGAAAAAGAATGATACACATACATTGTGACAGGTGTAAGGCTGACATCGATCCGGAAGGCAAGATCGGGAAGATGTCATGGGGATTCAAGAACGGCATTGAAGGTATGGTGTCGTCAGATTTGCTCTATGGGCGCGTTTACTGCGAGAGGTGCATGGATTTAGCCATGGCATTCATTCAGAGCGATACAGAGCCAGCCAGGGGGCAAATAAAGGCACAAGGCGGCAAGCGCGATAGACTCGCGCAAGGTGACGACATCATGAATCTGTACCGCAAGGGCATCAAGGTCAAGATAATCTCGGAAAAGCTCGGACTGACACCGAAACAGGTCAGCGCATACATCTACAACCACAAGGAGGCTGACATAACAACAAGCGGGCATATGACCAAGCTGCAGACGACTTCCGCATTATGTACGGAGGAACATAAACCGGCATATACACTCGAAGAGGTGAGCCGCATGGCAGTACAGCGCGGTATCAGCTATGGACAGATGATCACGATACTGGAACAGGAGGAGAAAAATGGCAAGAAATCGCAGTAAGAAGACAGGCAAGTGGAAGATCAGTTCACACGAGTTCTACATGGCGATGCACTTCGCCTATCAGTATCACGAGTGGAAGAAGGAGCTGACCGGACTCACGGACACATCGAAGGCGATCCAGTACAGCGATATGCCAAAGGGCAGCCTCAACACTGATCCGACAGGCGATCTTGTGGAGCGCAGGGAGCATCTGGTGCGCAACATTGACATTGTGGAGAGCTGTGCACGCAAAGCAGATCCGGAGCTGTACGAGTGGCTGATGCTCGGTGTGACGAATGATGGCATAAACTACGAGAGCCTGCGGACACTCAAGTGCATACCGTGCAGCCGTAACACATACTACGAGAGACGGCGCAAGTTCTATTATCTGCTATCGAAACAAATTTAATAAAAGTTTGGTACTCAGGGGACATATTTCTGTGGTATTATGATAGTGGTTAAAGATTGATAAGAGCCATTGCATTATTTTCATCATATGAATCCCATGGAGAGGGCACGCTGCATCGCGTGTCCTTTTCATTTGTGACTATGAAAACAGCGGATCCATTCTACAAGAGCACACGGTGGGAGCATCTCCGAGAGAGGGTGATGCGCAGAGACGGATATAGATGCAGGGAGTGCATCCGTTTCGGAAAGTTTAAGCAAGGGGAGATGGTGCATCACGCAGTACCGAAGGAGGACTTTCCGGAACTGCAGTGGGAACCGTGGAACCTTGTCACGCTCTGCAACCAGTGCCACGACCGGATGCATCTGCGCGTAAGCAACGAGCTGTCACAGGCTGGCGTTGACCTGGCCACTAGGATATTACGGAGCGATGGTAAAGACATTGGATACTTGCGAGAATTGGAACAGCGGAGAACCGAGGGTGCTCGGATGGTATGACTGTATAGATGCACAGGGTAACGAGATGCGCTTGCAATGGTTTCAATGTTTGATGAACCCAAGGAAGAAATACTGGAAGAACGAACGCGGCGATAAGGTGGGTGGTGACATCCGCTGGACTGGTGAACCGAGCGCGAACAGTTGGTGATTGGTGGCAGGGTGTAGGTATCCCCCCCGTAACATATGTTACGGAGAGAGGCGGAAGGACACCGGTGGGCGGCGTCATTTTTACGCTCGAGGTTTTGGAGGTTTAATTTCCCCCATGGATGCAAAGGGATGGAAAAAAAAGATAAAAAAGCAGTGTGAAACGCTCGGAACGATGCGGGATGAGTTCATTCCGGTGATAGATGCGCTGGCGGGAATACTGGAAGAGCGTGATCGGGCATACAAGGAATACATCGAGGACGGTGCCAGACCTACGATCATGCGCGTGAGTGATCGGGGAGCAGAGAACCCCGCGAAAAATCCATTGCTGACCACTTGGATGGATCTGAACAATCAGGCATTGACATTTTACAGAGACTTGGGATTGACTCCGGCAGGGCTGAAGAAACTGAATGATAACGCACTGAAGGTTGAAAAGAAAACGAGCTTTGCTGAAGTCCTTGCGAATATAGGGATATGAAAGCGAAACACTACAGGCAGACGGCAATCAAATATGCACAAGATGTGATAGACGGCACAATCATCGCCGGAGCGGACATCGTGAATGCGTGCAAGCGGTTCCTGTCTGATCTGGAGCGTGAGGATCTGGAATACAGAGACAAGGAGCCGGATGCGTGCATCACTCTGATGGAGGGGCTGTTCGTGCACCGCAAGGGTGAGATGCTGGACGGCACTCCGCTGCTTGGTAAACCGCTAAAACTGGAGCCGTGGCAGGTGTTCATTGTGTGCAATCTGCTAGGCTTTTGGTATAAAGGCACACAGGAACGGCGATACAAAGAGGCTCTGATAATGCTGGGCCGTAAGAATGGTAAGGCCGTCAGCTTGGATACCGAGATCCCGACACCGGATGGATGGAAGCAGATGAAAGACATCCACAAGGGTGATTATGTGATCGGGCAGGACGGACAGCCTGCGCGTGTAGTTGTAGAATCTGAAATCTTCCACAAGCCGATGTACTTGGTCACATTTGAGGACGGTGCGACTGTAAAGGCAAGTGCTGACCATATCTGGACTGTGCAGACAAAAGACAGTAGGCGCGTCAACAAATACATACCGATAAGCAATAAAAAAAGACCGAGACAATCCGTCAAGGATAATAACGGATGGTTTGACATAACGACAGATGAAATTGCGAAAGGGTTCAAACGAGTTCGCGCTGATGGCAAGGGCACAGATTACAAGTACAGAGTACCGATGTGCAAGCCGGTGCAATATTCTTGGAAATCGTTGATGGTCGATCCGTACACTCTTGGTGCGTGGCTTGGTGACGGTTCGAGTTTTGACACGGGAATAACATGCAGTGATGCGGATAGAGACGAGATGATTATGTTGTTATCTCGTGAAGGTCACGAATGTGTATGGCATACGCATAAGGGAAGAGCGGGGAGCATAGTCCTCAATGTTCAAGGGCGTGGACTGAAGAACCCTTTACGGAGTGCTCTGCAGGAGATAGGTGTTTTTAAAAATAAACATATCCCGGAAGAATATATGCACGGATCTATTGAGCAGAGGCTTGCATTGCTTCAGGGACTTATGGATACAGACGGGACATGCTCGAAGGCGGGGCAGTGTGAGTTCGTGCAAAAATCTCCGGTATTGTCAGAGCAGATTGTGGAACTCATAAGCAGTCTTGGACTTAAAGCGACCAAAACGGCAAAGCACGCAAGGATCAAAGACAGAGATGTCGGCATCGTGTACCGCATACAGTTCTGGACTGACAAGAGTATGCCGTGTTTTAGACTTGAGCGCAAAAGATCAAGGCTGAAAACGAAACTTGCACCGAGAATGCAAGCAAAGAGCATCGTAAATGTTGAGTGCATTGCTGATGAACCGTCAAAGTGTATAGCAATCGACAACAAATCGCATTTGTATCTCGTTGGACGTCAGTATACCGCGACACATAACACGAGTTTCGTGGCGGCTCTGGCATTTGCCGTGAGTATCTTGCAGCGACATAGCGGTTCAACGGTATATGTCGTGGCGGCGGCACTCAAGCAGGCGATGGAGTCATTCCAGTTCATGAAATTTTCACTGGACTACAAGGGCATCTCCGGAGACTTCGACATAAAAGACAATGCGATGGAACATTCCATCAAGTACACATTCGATCGTGACGGCATACCGGACGGAACCATTGACATACAGATCATGGCAAGTAATCCGGATGCGCAAGATTCCTTTAACTGCAACTTTGCAATCGCTGACGAGCTGGCGGCCTATAAGAAGGCGGCACAGTATAACAGATTCAAGGAAGCAATGAAGGGATTCACCAACAAGCTTATGATCGGCATCACGACTGCCGGAGACAATGCCAACAGCTTCGGGTATCGCCGTATGGAGTACGCCATCAAGGTGGCGGCTGGTACTGTTCAGGATGATGATCTGTTTTCGTTCGTGGCGAGAGCAGATCAGGATGATAAAGGCAACTGCGATTATACCGATCCGGTGCAGCATCAGAAGGCAAACCCGAACTACGGCGTGACGATCCGACCGAAGGACATTATGAACGAGTCCCTGCAGGCCCAGAATGATCCGCAACAGCGCAAGGATTTCTTGAGCAGGTCGCTGAACATCTACACATCAGCGGTCAAGGCTTGGTTCGATCTGGATGAGTTCAAGGCATCAGATCAGCGATATGACTGGAGTCTGCAGGAGCTGGCGAAACTAGACATTGACTGGTTCGGTGGCGCGGATCTGTCACGGATGTATGACTTGACTGCGGCGGCTCTGGTCGGTCACTACTGTGACAAAGGGATGGATGTGGACATCATCATCACGCACGCGTTCACACCGATTGCACAGGCAGCGCGGAAAGCGGATGAAGACAACATTCCGTTGTTCGGTTGGGCGGATGATGGATGGCTGACACTCTGCAACAGCCCGACAGTGAACATCGCGGATGTCGTGAACTGGTTCAAGCGGATGCGAGAGATGGGATTCCGTATCAAGCGAGTAGGCCACGACCGGAAGTTTGCCGGTGAAGAATATTTCCCGGCGATGAAGGCAGCAGGGTTTAACGTAATTGACCAACCACAATATTTTTACTTGAAATCGCAAGGTTTTCGACACATAGAGAAGGCGGCCAAGGATGGTCGTCTTTATTATTTGCATTCCCAAGCCTATGAATACTGCGTGGCGAATGTGGCGGCAATCGAAAAGACAGACGATGCCGTGCAATATGAGAAAGTTATGCCGGAATTACGCATTGACTTATTCGATGCATCGGTATTTGCCACCATCCAGATGGTGAGCCAAGAGGAGAAAGCGAAGAAAGGACGCGCCTGGTGGGGAGAATGAAAAGAAAAACTAAAGAAATGGAGCAGAGATGCGCGAGCCAGGTCGCATTCTTGCTGAATGACGGAGATATATGTGTTCCGGGTTATACATCACTCGATAGAAACCCGGAGATCTTGACAGCGTGCCGCAGAATTGCAGAGCTGATCGGCTCGATGACCATACATCTGATGGCGAACACAGAAAACGGCGACATCCGTGTAGTGAATGAGCTGTCGCGAGTGATTGATATTGATCCGATGCCAACGATGACGAGATCCACTTGGATGCAGGCAATCATCATGACGATGCTGCTATACGGCAGGGGCAATGCCATTGTGGTGCCGCATACGCATCAGGGATACCTGGAGAGCTTGGAACCGATTTCGGCAGGTCGTGTGCAACTGCTGCCGGTCGGGACATCATACAGAGACTATCAGGTGTTGATTGACGGCGTAGCGAAGAAGCCGGAAAACGTGCTCCATTTTGTATACAATCCCGACAAGACGTATTTGTGGAAAGGTGCAGGTGTAACCATCTCGCTGATGGATGTTGCCACCAACTTAAAGCAGGCTGCAGCCACACAGAAGGCGTTCATGGGGAGCGAATACAAGCCGAGCATCATCGTGAAGGTGGATGCATTGACGGATGAGTTCTCCAGTCCTGCAGGGCGGCAGAAACTGATTGATTCTTACATAAAACCGCAGACCCCAGGCCAGCCGTGGATTATTCCGGCGGAGCAGTTCTCGGTGGAACAGGTGAAACCGCTCACCCTGGCGGATCTGGCGATCAATGACTCCGTGGAGATCGACAAGAGAACAGTGGCGGCAGTGCTTGGTGTTCCGCCGTTTCTGTTGGGGGTTGGTGGATACGACAGAATGGCGTGGAATAGTTTCGTGCAGAACACGATCCGACCGCTGGCAGTATCAATCGCGCAGGAAATGACGAAAAAGCTGATACTCTCACCGAAGATGTATCTGCGATTTAATGTGCGGTCGCTGATGGACTTCGATCTCAACAGTCTGTACACGGTATACGGTGGTTTGAGCGACAAGGGCATCGTGACCGGCAACGAGGTGCGCGAGATTATGGGAATGCCGCCACACGATGGACTGGATGAGTTGAGAATATTAGAAAACTATATACCGGTTGACCGCATCGGCGATCAGAAGAAGCTGGAGCAGGGAGAATGATATGGATGGCAATGCCAAACACGATAAAGGAATTGGAGGAAATGAGATGGAAAACAGAGACATCGGCGCAAGACAAGCGCGCGCTTTGATGACAAATTTTGAAGTCAGAAGCGAAGAAAATGGAGACCAGTATATCGAGGGATATTTTGCTGTCTTCAATTCAAACTATGATATGGGCGGAGGTTTAAGTGAATCGATTGCGCCCGGAGCATTTACTGATTCATTATCTGGGGACATTCGTTGTTTAACGAATCATGATACAAGGCTTGTACTCGGGAGAACATCCGCGCACACGTTTGAAGTGCGCCAGGATGAGCATGGCCTGTGGGGTAGAGTTCTGATCAATCCGAACGACCAGGATGCTATGAACACAAAAGCTCGTGTGAATCGTGGGGATATCAACCAAGCAAGCATTGGCTTCGACATCATCAGCGAGGATACCGACATCCGGGATGATGGGAGCATCCATTGGACTATCAGAAAAATTAAACTGTACGAATGTTCAGTTGTGACGTTCCCGGCTTATGAAGAAACAAATCTTGCGGCACGTTCAAACCAGCGAGAAGAGATCCAAAAGAGATCCTTGCAAGCGTGGCGCGAGAATGCACGGAAGAAACTGAAAGGAGAATAAGAGGATGGCACTCAAAGCGATCATGTTGCGCAAGAAATTAAACGATGCGCAGAAGGCTCTGGATGCTCTGCGTGAGAAAGATGCGGAGTTTGAAAAGCGCGAAGCAGAACTCGAGGCATCCATCGAAGAGACCACGACACAGGAAGAACGTGATGCGGTAGACGGTGAGATCGAGAACTTCGAAAGCGAAAAGGCAGAGCACGAAGAGGCAAAAGAAAAGCTCGAAGCAGAAGTCAGAGAGCTGGAGCAGTCCCTGGCTGACGAAGAAGCAGCACAGGATACGACAACACCGGCACCTGTTGCACCGGTGGAAGAGAAAAGAGAGGAGAAAAAAGTTATGAACAGAAGAGCAGCAATGTTCGGCAAGACACAGCAGGAGCGCGATATGTTCTTCGAGCGTGAAGATGTGAAGAACTACCTGAACGAAGTACGCAGCGCAATGAAAGAAAAGCGTGCGCTGTCCAATGTAGGTTTGACCATTCCGGAGGTATTCCTGGGCATCCTGCGCGAGAACCTGGAGAACTACTCCAAACTGTACAAGCACGTAAACGTAAAGCCGTTAAGCGGTGATGGTCGTCTGGTGATCCAGGGAACCGTACCCGAGGCAGTATGGACAGAGTGCTGCGCTAATCTGAACGAGCTGGATCTGGCATTCAACGATGTCGAGGTTGGCTGCAACAAGTTGGGCGGATACTTCGCAATCTGCAACGCAGTTCTGGAAGATTCCAACGTGGATCTGGCTGCAGAACTGATGACCGCGCTCGGACAGTCAATCGGTCTGGCTCTGGATAAGGCTATCCTTTACGGAACCGGCAATCATATGCCGCTGGGTATCGTAACCCGTCTGGCACAGACCAGCCAGCCTGCATCCTATCCGGCAACCGCTCGTCCGTGGGTAGACCTGCACTCATCCAACATCAATACCATCGCAGACAGCGTACTTGGCACCGCTCTGTATCAGGCATTCATGATCAAATCCGCTGCAGCAAAGGGCAAGTACAGCCGTGGCGAGAAAGTATGGGTTATGAATGAGCTGACCTACAACTGGATGGTGACACAGTCCATGAGCATCGATTCATCCGGTGCGATCGTGGCTGGTGTAAAAGACAGCATGCCGGTAGTTGGCGGCATCATCGAACGTCTGGACTTCGTTCCGAACTATGTAATCGTTGGCGGATACTTCGATCTGTACCTGTTGGCAGAGAGATCCGGTCAGAAGTTCGCACAGAGCGAGCACGTTCGTTTCCTGAACGATCAGACCGTATTCAAGGGCACCGCTCGCTATGACGGCCAGCCTGCAATCGCTGAAGCATTCGTTGCTATTGGCGTAAACGGCACAACTCCGGACGACACGATGAGCTTTGCTGGTGACACCGCAAACAGCGTGCAGGGAGTACAGATCAACAAGTCCACCGCTACCGTAGCAAAGGGTGCGACCCTCCAGCTGAAAGCAAAGACTTTCCCGGTTGATGGTACGATCACTTGGGCATCCAGCGATACGACCTATGCAACCGTAGACACCACCGGCAAGGTAACTGGTGAGGCAGAAGGCTCTGCGATCATCACCGCAACCTGCGGCGACTATAGCGCATCCTGCACCGTAACTGTAACCAAATAAGGAGCAAACGATGGAGACACTCTTGGTATTCCTCAAAGTAAATATCGGCATATCACAGGACACGACCGCGTATAATACGCGGTTGGAGTCCATGATCAACCAGGCAAAGGCAGAGATCGCACAGATGGGCATCACCTATGATGCAACCAGTGCTCTGGATAACGGGATAGTGGTCGAGTATGCCACTTGGTTATGGATGCGGAGACGGACTGGCGAAGGAATGCCAAGGATGCTCCGTTTAGACCTTAACAACAGACTATTCGCGGAGAAGATGAATGTTGAAGGATGATGTTATAAAGCTCATAACGATCAATAGGACACAGGACGCATATGGACGGTGGATGAAAGGCACGCCAACGAAGCGCGAAGTCTATGCACAGGTGACATCCATCTCGCGGTCGGAGTTTTTCGAGGCAGGCCGCAATGGATTAAACCCGGAATGGCGTTTCAACGTGTTCGCCGGAGATTATCAGGGCGAGACGGTGGTCGAGTACCACGGAGCAACATACTCCATCTACAGAACGTATGAAAATGATGACTATATCGAGTTATACGTTGAGCGGAAAGGCGGCACCGATGGCAAAGGCAACACCACATGACCAACTTGCGGCGGCGATCGATAGCATCCTGGAAGAGTACGCTGACAGAGTGACCATCACGTTGAAAGACGCGGTGAAACAGGTCACGAAGGAAGGCGTGAAGGCTCTGAAAAAGGAAAGCGCATCGAAGTTCGGGAATGGGCCGTATGCAAAGAGCTGGAGATCTGTGTACGAGTCGGACAGACTCTCATCGCAGGGAACCATATACAGTACAAAGCCGGGTCTGCCGCACCTGCTGGAAAATGGGCATACGCTCCGCAATGGTCGATTCTGGCCGGGAAAGCCGCATATATCAACTGTTGAAGATCAGATCGAGGAAGAGTTCGAGAAGGAGGTTATGAAGGGACTATGACGATCAAAGAGATACAGACGATGATCGCATCGTTCAGTCTGCCGAATGCATATCATCATTTCGATGATAAACAGCTCGCAACGCTGACTCTGCCGTATATCCGGTGGTATTTCAACGGCATCGATGATATGTATGCGGACAACATCAATTTCCAAAGCATTCCGGAACTGCGGATTGAACTATACAGCGACTATAAAGATTTTAAACACGAAAGCACAATGGAATCGGCATTCGCATCGAGCGGATGGGCATACGATAAAATCGACTCGTATATCGAGGGCGAGAAATTGTACTGCACATTATATGCCGGTGATATTGTGATAACAGAATAGGAGGAAAGCACAAATGGCTAACACGAACAAGGTTAAGTACGGCTTGACCAATGTGTATTATGCAGTAGCGACCATTAATGCATCCGACAATACTGCAACCTATGGAACTCCGAAGAGGATCCCCGGTGCAGTTAATCTGTCGATGGATCATCAGGGCGATGCGAACACGTTCTATGCTGACAACATCGCATTTTTTACTCTGCAGGGTGATGCTGGGTACTCCGGCTCCCTGGAGATCGCACAGATCACGGACGACTTCCGCAAGGATATTCTGGGAGAAGTTGTGGACGCATCCGGCTGCTTGACGGAAGTGGCTAATGCTCCGACAGTGCCGTTCGCATTGCTGTTCCAGTTCGATGGCGACAAGAAGAACACTCGCCATGTACTGTATAACTGCACGGCATCCAAGCCGAGCATCGCAGGCGAGACCAACACCGAGACGATCACTCCGAAGACCGATACTCTGAATCTGACGGCGGCTCCGATCCACATCAATGATCTGGGCGCGGATGTATTCAAGAGCCGTGCTTTGGCGGATGATACACCGTATGATGGATGGTTCTCCAGTGTATACCAGGGCGCAGCAGCATCTCCGAGCATTAAACTGGACAAGAGCACTGCATCGGTGGCAGTTGATGCGACCATAACGCTGACTGCAACAACCGTACCGGCTGACGCAACCGTGACCTGGACATCCAGTGACACGGACAAGGCTACTGTGGCCGATGGTGTTGTAACCGGTAAGG